AGATTTATTTTCACCATTATAGATGCTTCTTAAATCACTCATAGAAATCGGTTTATTAGATTGCATAATCTCGAAAAGACTTTCCCAACCTTCATCATCATTTCCTACATAAGTATTTTTTAATACTTTATTTATCATGTAAAAACATATTTCCGAAATTTCAGAACCTTTTAATGATAATTTAATGTGATGTAATTCATGAATCATTAAGCCGATAGTATTGTCTAGCTCTCCCTTTAATAATGTTGAAGTTGGAACATACACAACATCATTATCAGTATCAGCACAAGCAGAAGCGTCTAAAGATGTTGGATATTGAATTTTTACATTATTATTTGGAACAACAATACTAGCATAATGTCCAATTAACTGTTGAAGGTCGTAAAGAGTTTTTTCATCTATTGAATCTAAATCATCTTCTAACCAAGCCTTGAGGTAATCAGCGTTTAAATCTGTTACCTCAAATCTTTCTATTGGGTTTATAAGATTTCTCATTACTTATCGAAATTTATTCCTACGCTATCTGCGTATTCACGAATTATAGATGAATCTGAAATAATGCTAGAACTATCAGTTTGATATATGGATAGTATAACATTCTCAAGAATTTGTCCTACTGTAAATTTAGAAACTAAAGGAACAACATCTAAAATCATACGAGTGGAAAGTGCTGTTGAAATCTTACTTTTCTTAACCATCTTATGTGTATATCCATAAACCTGAGTCAAAGGTTTCATTGAGTCAGAAACATCTTTACCATGTAATTTCTTAATGTATCCATTTAATTGTGTAGGTGTAATATATGGAATGTTGAAACATAGAAAACGGTCTTGCAAAGCGCGGTCTATACTACGAGTAGCTGAATACTCTAAACCAACATTTGCTGTTGCAACAAACTTAACATTGTCTGCAACTTTTACCATTCTATCTTCATCACGCTCCTCAACACGAATGTCTGCGCGGAAATCTAATAATGGGAATAAGATGTTTAATGCGTCATCTGATGCTCTCGATAACTCATCTAAGATAATCATAGTGTTAGGCTCTTGAATAGCTTTTAGTAAATCACTTTCTTGAAATACTGTATCACCATCTTTTAAAGTGAAATATCCAATTAGCGCAGAACGAGCGTCTTGTGTAGAACCACAATTTATAATTACAGGATTTAGGTTTAACTCCTCTGCCATTTCAATAGCAAAAGTTGTTTTACCACAACCTGTTCCGCCTGTTAGAAGAATGTTTTTACCTGTTTCAACTAGAGATTTACAGATTTCTGATTTAGTTTTTTCAATTACGAAGTTTGAAGTCATAGTTTTGATTTTGTGTTTTGGGAGTAGGTAATCAACCTGTTAGAAAAAAACATTATACCACAATTTTGGTATTTTGCAACCCTGTTTAAGAGGTTATTTATATTTCTTTTAGAAACGTGATTAGTGTAAATGGAAATACCCACCACTAAAACGTGATGGGTATAAACACACTTTACAAAAACCTAACTGTTCTTTAGGAAGTATCTCACACGAGATTGTTTAAAAGATTTAAACGAAGTTTTAGCATTACGAGAAGAAGAAATTGCTTTTGCTTCTTTTGCTGATAAAGGAATATTTAAGTTTTGAACTTTACTCCAAGCTTTTTCAATAGAAGTTATTTGACGAGATGTCATATCGGAAACATCAAACCCTCTCAAAGCATTTTGATTTTGTGCTGTAACTAACACCTTGCGATTACTTTCTGTTCCATTTGCACGATAGCGAAATGCACGAGGATAAATAGGTGTTGAGCGTTTAGCTGATTTAGTTTTGGTTTTAGCCATTGTATTATTATATTGTTGTTAAAAAATTTTGTTAGAAAATGTAAGAAGTAATAGTAAATTAACGCACCTAATGGATAGTAAATATGGTTGTTGTTTTTTCTGTACTATTACTCCCTACAGTATATTATAGATAAAGGGGCGGAATTGTGAAAGTTTTTTTCATAATTATTTTTTTTTCTAATCCGCCCTTGTACGCCCCATTTTACTTTACTTTTTACAAGTTTCTAATAATGCGCCCTAAACATATTTTTATTACCAGTTGATTGCCAGCTATAATATATTACCATGCCAGTTTTTAATTGCCTTAAATTTGATTCGGATTTACAACTTTCCGCCCATTTTTTCGGCGGAAATTGGTTTTTATAATTGTTAAAAAAAAAGGGATATAGCATAAAGCTGTATCCCTAATTTATAAATATAAATTTACAATTATACAGGAGCGACTTCTGGTTCTTGTTGTGAAGATACTTCGGTATCGTCAATTTCTAACATCTCTTTAAGTTCTTCAATTTTAGAAATCATGTTTTCTCTATGCTCTTTTGCCTGTGCTAGCTGTTCTTCTTGCTGTGATAGAAACTCATCTACCTGAGTTAAACTTTTAGAATAGCCATTGTAAGCGTCCATTAAATAAGATTTTGTTTTTTCGTTCATAATTATGTTAATTTGTTTTTTCAGTTTGTTATTTTTCCATTTCGGAAAATGATTTATCTAAATCAGAAAATAGTTTATCCAATTCTTGTTTTCTGATTTCAGAACTTGGTAATTCAAGTTCAAAATTGTGTTCTAAAGAAGTTGAAATCATCTTTAATTTTTCAGGATTTACAATGTTGTATTTCTCTCTTAATTTTTGACTTTTTACAAACTCGTCTATTAAAAATAAAATATCCTCTTTATAACTGTAAGATGACAATATTTTTTCCTCTGTTTCAGAAACTTGATAAATCAAAAGATAAATTTCACTTTCAACAACCTGTTTTTCTTCTTTGACTTTTTTAACTTCAGAAACCTGTTCTTTGACTTTTTTACTCATTATCTGCTTTTTATATCTTGTAAAGTTAAGTAAATTAATGCTATGAAACTAGTAATAAATAAAAAACTTTCCATAGACGGTAATGCTCTATAAACTAAAGTAATTGAAGACGCTGCTAACGCAGTAAACCATAATTTATATGCTAGAGTGTTTGTGTAATCTGGTTTCATCTCTTTGACTTTTTTAATGACATCTGTTTGCTTACTTCTAAAAGAAGTTGCTTTGACTTTTTTAGGTCTTTACTTGGATAAGCCTGGCTTGACTTTTCATCATTTTCAATTTGACTTATCAGGTCTTCAAGGTACCACTTAGCCTTTAGAAGGTCCTTTACTCCGTTCTTGTATTTGTAGCGAGTAACATATTTGACTATGTTACCCTCCACAAAATTCATATCCCAAGATTTAATATAATCAGTAGTTTCTATACCAATATTGTAATGCTCAGGATGATTTATTTCCTCGATTTTACTCATCAGAATTACATACGACTAAGTTCGACAACTTCAGTTGCAGTGGCTTCAACAGGAGCTTCTTCACCGCAAGCTTTAAATACATATTGCAACAAGCCGATGATTAGGAATACCCCCATTATCTTAAAGAAATTCATTTTAACGAATCCCATAACAGTAGACAATGTTTCTTTCATACTATATTATAGTACTTTTAAATTTATTTTTTCACCTAATCTAGAAGTAATTTAGGTTTTTTATAATTTTCAAATAAAATATCAGATGTATCCTCTTTAATAAAAACCTTCGCCCATTCCATAGCCTCTGTAAGATTTCTAAAACCTTCTTGAACTACATGACCTTTGATAACTATTCTAATTGCTTTCTCTTCTTGATTTTCCATTATGTTGCCTCAGTTCTATAATACACCACCGCGTTTATGTATATGTTACCCGAACCTTCTGTAGATGATACCTTCATTGCCGTATTAGCTGTAAGAGCTACACCATATGGAAATGTTATGGAGAAGTTTTGGGGAGTAGTTCCCTGAGTCCTTCCTGTCCATAGGGTAGTAGCTGCGGAATTGTTACCATCGGTTATATACCAATTACCATAATCCGAAGCTCCTCCGGCTGCTATACTTCCTTGAATTCCATATATTACTAGTTTGTTTCCAGAGCCTGGAGCTGCCACAACTGCTGTATTTGTTGCAGGGTTGTCCCCGGTTCCATCTAAATCGAGATAAACGTGGCTTAAATAGGATGAGGTAGAGGGTTGTACTGCGACATTTAAAGTTCCCTCCACAGCTGTTTCTATAGCTTCTGTATTTACTTTAATTGCATCCAGAGATATACCTGATACATTTTGGCTTACAGGAAAGGATACAGCAGCATTAACAGAGCCTCCAATGGAAACAGCGCTTGTGGTAAGTATGTCTGATGATAGCCCATCTATTTTAGTAGCTATGGAATCTAACGAAGTTCCCGATACATTAACTAGACCTGATACTGAGACACTCTCGGATATATCTGCAATGACTGTAGAGGATGCTCCGGTGAATCCAATATATCCTGCATTATTTGCCATGGCTTACGTCGGTTTGTGTACTGTAAACTGTACGGAAGCAACAACGTTTCCGTCAGGGTCAGCTAACATTCTAATATCTACACCTGCGTTTGCGTCTAATTTAATAGGTACAAAAAAATTAGCTGTTTGGGGACCACTTTTCGATACAGCGAACGTGCAAATATTTTCAGGAGTTCCTTCATCTGACTCTAAATATCCAAATGCGCAATCTCCATCTGCATCAGTATGTCCAATACTATATCCCCAAATATAATAATAAGAGTCTGCTACTCCTGTATATCCGCTAGCTGCTCCTAGTAAATTTGTAACTCCGTTGGCAGTGGTAGCCACAGAAGATACAGTAACATCTCCATATTCTCGTATGTGTGCAGGAGTAGGTCCGCCAGCCCTTCCGAATCTTCCAGTTGCGTTTGTCATAATAAGTTATCCTCGTATTATATAGACTATACGATTGTGCAATCTGTTGGATAATTATACCCTAATTTTACCTCTTTATGGGAAATAATTTTTACTTCTGGGTAATCTTCTAAAGCTAAATCTTCCAATGTTTTACGTTTAGTAGCTATGTGAATAATTCCTTTTCTTTTTAACGCTTTTACAATTTTAGGAGCTATAATATCTACCCAGTCTTTTGTAGTGTAAATATCCTTAAATACAGCCTGTAAATGCTTTTTAGTAGGTCCCCAAGTCCCTCTTTTACAAAAAGAGGTTCTAATAATTAAATCAGTAGGCTCCATAAACGCTTCTCCTGCATATTTTGACCATCCGTAAAAAGTTCCAGGATTGGGTTTAGATTTAACCGTATATCCACCTTTCATACCGTCATACACATAATCAGTAGAGATGTATACAATTTTAGTCTTCGTAGGTTGACGTTTTGCGGCTACTCTCATGTTCATACAACCATACACATTGGTCTCAATAACCTTTACTTTGTTTTTAGGTTTTTCAGCACCTTTAACATCTGTCCAAGCAGCACAATGGAGAATGCAATCAAATCTTTTTCCGTCTTGTAAGTAATCACTCACTCCAATAATATCTTCTACTGGAAATTCTTCGTGAGTTGGTGCAAATACTTTGTATCCTGCTTCTTTTAGCAAAGGTATTAAAGTTGAACCTAATGTTCCAGACCCTCCTGTTAATAGTATTGTTTTAATTTCTCGATTCACTATCTAAAAAGTTTTGTAAAGTTTCAAAGTGTAATTCCCCTCTGTAAGCTATCAGCTTCTTACAATCTAATGCGTATTTTCTATCATGACCTAGCCTATCATCTATATGTGCTATTGAAGCAGGTTTACCGACTGCATGAGCAATCTGTTCAATTACCTCCAAATTTGTATGTAAATATCCAGAGCCTATGTTATAAGTTTCGGAAGTACTATCAGAGTGCATTAATTCCTCCATAATCTTAACATGGTCATCTACATGAATCCATTCTCTAATTTGTAACCCATCCCCATAAACAGGTACAGGTTGTCCCGTTTTAACAGATTTAAATACCGTAGGTAAGAATTTCTCTTGATGTTGTCCCGGACCAAAATTATTACAACAACGTGTAATTAAATAAGGCACATTGAAAGTTCTATGAGCGGATATTACCAACATTTCTGCAGCTGCTTTAGATGCTGAGTAGTAAGAGGATGGTTTTAAAGAAAAGGATTCATCTGCTTCGAGAGCTCCTCTC